TCAATGCGCGAGTGCAATCAGCGCATGGCTTTGGTTCCCAGTTTAGATATGCACGTGAGTTGTTGAGTGAAACACCAACACGAGCAGCATTGAAGATTGCGTTGCGTTCAGCATGTTCAACCCAGTGATACTTTTCTGGACGCTTCCAGCGATCTTTCCAATCTTCTTCAATGCCACGAGGAAAGCCATTAAAACCCGTCGACAAAATGACGTTATCATCATTTACAATGATACATCCCACCTTTGTCGACGGGTCCTTGCTCTTCTGAGCGATCAGAGTAGCCTGTAAGATAAACAATTCATCCCACGATAGTTCATCACGATTCATAATATAGTCTCAATGATTATTTGATTTCAATCTTACGTGGCTTCTGTTCTTCAGGGATAACATTTTCCAGGTGAACTGAAAGAATGCCATCAGCAAGGTTTGCATCACGAACCACTACGGTATCAGACAAAACAAATTGACGAGCAAACTTACGACCAGCAATACCTTTTACAAGATATTCGCGAGTGTCATCCTCTGTCTTTTTGCCTGTGACTTTGAGAGAGTTTCTCTCTGCAGTGATTTCAATTTCATCTAATTTATAGCCAGCAACAGCAAGTTCAACTGTGAAATTGTATTCGTCTTTCTTGACGACATTCACAGGTGGGAATGCTGTTTGAGTTGCTGTAAGTAGATGGGCTGCATTATCAAGAGCGGCGAACGCATTCTCGAAACCAAGTGCTGTTGGTAGAAGGCGATCGAATGATGATGCAAGTGCAGTGATATTTGTCATTGTATTACTCCTTTTATAAGCAAGTTATAGTTATGAGACCCCAAATGGGCATCTCACTTCTATTTATATAACTTTTATACACCAGTCGAATTATGCCTCTTTCTTTTTCTTTCCAATCGTATACTTGGAAACCAACTGCCACTGATTCTTATCCTTGAAGGGAAGAATTTTGATTTGTGACAATGGAGCAACGTTGTCCTTTGTTTTCTCTGGACTGACTAACTTAACCAAGCCCCACTCAGCCATTAGATTCGCAATGGTATTGCGACGCTGAATATCATTGTCTGACATATTGCTTGGTTTACCGTCTAGTTCAAAGAGTTCTTTGAAGTGAACTATGTAATACTTTCCTTGCTTATGCAGGATATGACAGGACTGGTAAAGGATGTTGTCGTTCTTCGCTGCAACGCCGATACGAGTTAGCGTCTCGCGGACTTTAAGGAAGTCGTCTTGCTTTTCTAATGTGACTTCTACTAGTTTTTCGACCATGGTCAATCACCTTTATATAATTGTTTTTTCATTGCGGCGATTTGATCGTCAGATAGAATCTTACATGCTTCCTCTGCTTTCGCGTCGGAGTATCCATAGTATTCTTTAACAACACTCAAATCACTACTTTGAGCCTTTTTATGCCATTTTGAGTATGGACGCTTTTGGGCTCTTACAATATTTAGGAGAAAGTCATATTTGAGTTTATTGTCGAGAGTCGTATATAGATTCATTTCGTTTGCTAATAGAACGGTGTCTCGATGAAACGAAAGTGCACGATTGACCATAAAGGCAGAGTAAGACTTCTCATCCTGCTCTGTCAGGAGTGCATATTCTTTCGTCTGTAGGATAGATGGAATGATCTCTTTGAATAGGTCAGCCATCATCATCTCCAAATAGTGTTGCTCTTCGCTTTATTCTTTCTAAAATTTCTTTTTCTTTTCTTTCTAAAATCTCGGCGACGCGTCTCAAATCAGCAGAGGTATCTCCAAAAACAGCGATGCCTCTATTGCAAGTATCACAAAACCATCCTCTGAATTCTTCGTATATGTGGCAATGGTCGAAGAAAAGTTTTTCTTTAAAACCACAAATTTCGCAGCATTCTGGTTTTGGTGGTATGTCATAACTTTTATTTTTACGAATATATCTTAATATTCTTTTATTTTTATTTTCACATTCTATGCAATCAGTTCTTAACGTAGATACTCCACGCATTTTATTGTTTACTCTGAATGCAGATAATGGTTTCTCCACATGACAACTTACGCACCGTTTAGTTTGAATTTCGTGTGATTCAACAGGCGCGCAGGCAAACTCGTTAAATAACAATCTGTCAAGCATTAAACTTACACTCCACCATCATCTCTGTAAGACATGCGGTGAGATTTAGTTCCTGATCTGCAACAAATGCCGCTTGATACTGATACCGAGCAAGGATCACGACTGCATTTGGAATCGTAGACTTGTCCATGACATCATAAAGACTATCATAGATCTTACGATAAATTCGCGCAGGATCATCACCACCAAAGTCGGCAACCCACTTACGCATTGCGCTGAAGTTTTGATCTCTAAGTGCAGTTACAAGTTCACTCAAAGAAACATCAGCAATACTGAAAAGAATGCCAGCATCAATCTTACCACTGACAGAATATCTTTGAAGTTCATTTAGAATGCGACGATAATCGGGAAAGTGCTTCTTGACAACTTCAACAAGCACTGCCTTTTCAAAAGGAATCTTTTCAGCATTTAGAATTTCAGCAGCACGCTTCATGAATGCTGCAGCCATCTTCGGCTTGTCGTCTTTGCGCAGTTTGAATTCAATCACAGCACAACGAGAATGCAACGGTTCAATGATACGATTCTTATAATTACAAGTCATGATGAAAGTGCAGTTATGCACAAACTCTTCCATCGCGCCACGAAGTGCAGGCATGACACTGTTTGGATTCAAATAATCTGCTTCATCAATGATGATGACTTTTTTGCCACCAGTCATTGACATTGCACTGGCATAGTTCTTGATTTTGACTCGGAACGTATCAATGCCTGATTCATCCGAACCGTTGATCATTAGATAGTCACAACCAATCTCATCACACAGTGCTCTTGCGACTGTAGTCTTGCCAGTGCCTGGACCACCGCAGAGAAGAAGATGGGGAATCTCTTTGCGATCTACATACGACTGAAAAGTGGACTTGTATTCCTCTGGAAGAATACAATCAGTGATAGTATGAGGACGGTATTTTTCAACCCACAACACTTCATTCATAACAAAACCTCATGATAAAAAGATGGGGTGGGGAAGGTGAACTCCCACGGCGAGCAGTCTGGCGGAGTGTGCCGTCAAATAGAAATTGCACCCCAATAGACTTATTTAGCCACGTTTTCGTAAATAGTTTGAAAATCGCTCTGTTCAGCGACTTCTTCTTCATAATTACGTTTGTGATAAGTCCTCGCCAGTTTACGTCCCAACTTCTTGGGAATCTCACATTCATCCTGCATCTTCTGAAGAATCTCTCTGATAAGATCTCGTTCGGCTTCGATGCGAGTGAGTGAGTTTGAAATTTCTTGGAGGCATCCCAGAACCTTTGCTTTATCAAGTGCCATTATTATTCACCGAAAGTTGAGTTGGCTGCTTCGATTGCGAGATAGTAAGTAATCGCAACAGTCTTATGCTTGAACTGAGCAAGACCTTTCTTTGCGATTGCAACATCATATGAACCATCAAGCAACTTGAAGTTTTCGACCTTCATCACAACACGGAATGCTTTACCATCAGACACTGTGCCAATTTCAATCTTAGATTGATCGGCTGAGTCGTCTTTGACATCAGTTGCAATGAAGTAAATGTTTGATCCATCGCTCTCAAAAACAAAGTTTGGTGAACCAGAAATGCCAGCACTCTTGCGCATCCAATCAAGATCTTCTTGCGAAAGGCTGAACGAGCAATCAGGATCGCCAAATGTGATTGGCTTTTCTGGTGCTGTTACAATCACCTTTGGTGAACAATACTTGATATAATCAGACTTCTTTTTATTCTCGGTGCTAATGTTGATTTTGTCATCATCAAACGCCAACTCTGCATCCTTGTACAGAGAAACCTTTGCGAGAAGTTTATTCAAATCGTACAAAGCAAACTCTTTTGGAAAACTCTCACCAACTGTTGCTTCGACAAAAATTGTCTTCAGCGGTGAAATAGTTTTCAAAGTATTGCCAGACTTGAAAAGGAGACTTTGGTTGATGCTCGAGAAATTCTTGAGCACTGTCACTGTATCATCAGAAAGTTTCATAATTTACAACCTCATTTGCTTCAACACGATTATTATATAACGAATCAACTATTTCGTCAACCCTTTTGGTCAACTCATTCAAACTACAATTATTGTCCATCACAATATCATAATGACTACCGATCCATGCCCATTCAGAGTAATGTACTTCTGGATATGCATTGCGCATTAGTTCGAGTGTATTGCGAAGATTGCAATCTCTAGCAAGATTATACCACTCAGGATCATCACCACGCCGAACGCGAATAACACGACCCCCAGAGTCTCTAATAGCATTGATTTCATTTGGGAAACGAACATCAGCAATTACATAATTGTTCCAAGGTGCTTGTTCACATCGACGCATCACAGTATGAACCCAGAGGTCAGGATGAAAAACATCCCTTCCTGCCTCTGTGCCCATCAGTTGTAGTGCGAGTCTTGGTGAGAATGGTTTGCCGAGTTTTTGAGACCACCACGGATCGTCTTGTTCGCGCCATGCTCTTGACTCTGGTGTATCACCTTCAAGCAAAGTGCGATCCCAACCAAAAATTACAGCGCAAGCATCTTTGACGCTATTCGCATAACTTTCTTTGAAAAAATTATGACGATCAACCAAGAGATCCGCGACTGTGCCTTTCCCTGCTCCGATGAAGCCAACGAGTCCGACAATCATATACGATTATAGAGATCCGACGAAGTTTGCAACGGCTGGCATATCACCAGTGAACGCATAGGTTCCGACATGATGAGTCTTCATCCATGGGCAGAGCCAAATCTGACCACCGATGTTTCTCCACCACTGGCAGAACATATAATCTTCAGAGAGATAACGATCTGATCCGCGACCGCCATTTGCTTTACTGTCGATAACTGTATCGAAGTAAGCATGAATGTAGCGTGAACCATCGAAGTTGGCTTGACCAACATGGTCTGGACGATACTTCAATTGTGGATAGGCTTCAGCAAACTTGCCGAATACTTCACGCTTGACCAGCATGTAGCCTGTACCAATTTCGAGAACCTCAACTGGCTCAGCAACAGAGAACTTCTCAGTGCCAGGAACTGGATTGAAGACGAAATCGCCAGCGAGTTTTTCCATATCTCCTGGAGTAATATCAGGGTGACGCTTGACACCATCCTTGACTGCGCCCCACTTGATTGATTTCTTCGGATACGGACCACCAATTACATCCTTGTTCAATGCAAGCAGTGCAATTACATCGCGTGGATCGAAATGGATATCTGCGTCAATAAAGAGAAGATGAGTGAACCCTTCTGCGCGAAGAAATTCATCAACAAGATAGTTACGAGCACGAGTAATCAAAGACTCATTGAAGATGAATGAGAATCGGACTTCAATTCCATACTGCGTACAAACAGATTGAAGATCAAGACAAGACTTTACATACATGCCGTGAGCGGAACCACCATACATCGGGGTTGCGACAAATAGTTTATTCTTGCGTAGTTCTTCTACGGATACTTCTAACTGCATAATTATTCACTCCAGTTGTAAAATTTTCTAATATAGTCAATGATCTTTGTCTGATCATCGAGATTTTCGTTGACCATTG